CAACGATATGGCACCGTGGGGACACATGTATGTCAATCCTGGTCTAACAGAGCCTTTTTTATTGCCTGATCTCGTTCAGCTCGGCGATTCTGCCTGAAAGAACGAGCATGCTAGGCAGTGTTTCCGGCGCACGTTTCGCATAGCGCTTCACGCTCTCGATATTCTCGAAAAGGTGTTCGAGCGTGTCAGAATACATAGAGACGCACCGCATTAGCTCTTTGTATTCGTGTTGCTGCTCTTCATCAAGGCTGCTGTTATCTACAGCGTCCATGAACTCATTGAAAGCCGCGTCGTAGCGCTCTTCTGCCGTCATTCCTATTACCTCCTTCTATGCCGTCTGCTGCTTGGCTTCAGACATATGACGTTCGGCCATTTCTTTAGACATGCCCGCAGCATCGCGGGCGGTATCTAGAATCCTGTCTTGCCTGTCCGGCGTACTTGCTCGGTAGCACCTCAGCAGTTCGGCTTCGAAATCGTCTTCGAACTCGCGACCTTCGTTCTTACCTTTAGGCCAGCCGCACAAATCGTTGACGCTGCAATCGAGGGCGAGGGCAATTTTATAGGCACTGTCCAATGGCAAGGCGGTTTCGCCACGCTCCCATGCGCCAACAACTCTGTCTGTTTCGCCAATCAATGAAGCAAGTTGGCTTTGGGTCAGCTTCTTTGTCTTTCGAAGCTCCTTCATTCGCAATGTGTAGCTCATCGTCTTACCTCCTTCGGCGTACATTCTACCAATTTCGTGTACTTAAATCTACGAAATCAGTATTTTGTTGTTGACTTCTTCCGTATTCGTAGATAGGCTATAGCACGACATACGAAATTCGTAGATTTGAAAGGAGGTCAACCATGCCTGAGTTCAAACAGGTTGTGCGCAAGCGGCTTCGCGTTCTCATGGCCGAAGCGGATATGAACGCCGAGCAGCTTTCTTCGGCTTCCGGCGTTTCGGTCGATGCGGTGCGCCAGTACCTGCGCGGCGAGACTGCGCCGCTTTTGGAGACGGCTTGCAAGCTCGCGGAAGCACTGGGCTGCACGCCCAACGATCTTTGCGCGTTCCCGAAGGAGGTTTAGGACATGGACGTTGTAGAGAAGAGGCTTACCGAAGCGGTCAAGGAGAACGAAACGTTTCTTGGCGATTTCCTCGGTCTGGATGTTCACGGTGCGGACGGGTGGAACCTATCGTGCGCGGGGGTCTGGTTCAAGGGAGAGCTTGGACGCTTCGGAATCGTCGCGCCACTTGCGGATGAGATTGAAGGGCTGTTTGTCCGTTATGCCGGTTCGGTGCTCGCGAGAGCGCCAAAGACGCGAGAGAAATTCGACGTGATGGGCAGCGATCGGCGGCGTAAGGAATGAAGCGCTTCTTAATGATGGCTGCTTCAATCCTTATCGCGGCGATTCTTCCGTTTGCCGCTGTCGGGCTGTTTGTTTTCTCGCTTGTCGGCTTGTATCTGCTGAACCCGGTATTAGGAAACCTTTTTTACGCAGCTCTAGCAGTATCGGCGTTTGCGTTCTTCGTCTTCGTTGTATCTCGCTCGCTCTTCGACCTTTTCAGCAAGATCGCTAACAAAGCAGATTCAAAAACGGAGGTTTCAGACGATGAAAACCGATAAGAAAACCGTTGGTTTTGGGGGTGGTTTTACGGATGCGCGAACCGTGCGGCCTAGATGCCGCGCAACGGCGGTTCTACCACGAGATTTCGGCTATCGGTATCGCGTGGTTGTTTCGAAGAAAGATGCCCGCCCGGTGTTGCAGCACCGAACGGGCGCGTCAAATGGAGCCTACCAAATGACAAGCGACAGTATAGCGCGCATGCCGCGCTACCAGCGCTGGGGATTGTATGCAATCGCCGCCCTTACGCTAACCGGCATCCTTCCTATGGCCGCTGCCGCCCTTCTGGGTTGGTTGTGCGATCTCGTGGGCTGGTGGCTTCTCATCCCACTTTACGTCGTGGTTGGGCGCGTCTTGTGGCGCGTGATTTGGTCATGAAGGCCGAAGTCTACCGCGACAACGCGGGCTTCTGGATGGCGCGCATAGAGGAAGACGCGAGCACGCCGGAAAACCGGGGCATCGGCAGGGTCTACCGCCGCCAGATGCTACCCGTCGCACCATCGGCGAGCAAGGCGGAAGCAGAAGCGGCCTTGCGCCGCGTCATGAGCCGTGAAGCGAGGTGCCCGCGCCATGGACACCGATAACTACGCGCAGCCGCTCGAAAAGGTCATGCGCGAAGAGCGCAAGCCGCGCCCGCTGCCGCTGAAGGCGCGCGACCATATGGAGCTTTTCGAAGAGTGGGTGCGAATCAACCCGGACGCTATGCGCGAAATCGAGCTTACAGCGCTCGCTATCGACGCTCGCGGCATCCGAGTTTCGACTAAATACCTCATCGAGAAGCAGCGTTACGAAGGCGGCGCGAAGCTCAATCCCGTGACGTTCTACGACGATCAGGGCAACCCGCACACATACGGAATATGCAACACCATCACGCCGCTTCTGGCGCGTTGGCTGCTTGAACGTCACCCCGAAATGAACATCTGGACTAATCACTCACTATTCGACGAAATGGAGAACAACCATGAAGCGTAAGGAGATCACCGAGACTATCGCCAAGGTTGGCGCTGGCACCTTCGCCCTCAACGGCAGCATGTCGCTTATCAACCCCAAGACCGGCGAGGGCTTCGACGTTGATATGGGCGCAACGCTCGCAATCGTTCGCGGCACCCTCGCATGGGTTGACACCCTGCTTGAAGATGACGCGAAGCCAGAGCAGAGCACCGTTAAGCACATGCAAAAGCTGCTCACCTACGTTGGCAGCTCTATCGCCTACGACATTTCGAGCGATGAGACGGAATAGCGCGCAGGAAGCGTTGCCGCTCGATTTCGGCGAACCGCCGATGCCAGACCCCGAAGCATGCGAGTTCGAAACGCTGCGCTGGAAGGGCAAGACCTGCTGCACGTTTCGCGGGCGCGACATTTGGACGAACTGCCGGGAGATAGGGCGCTGCGTATGGAGCGGATGGCACCAACGCGGCAAGGCGTGCGAGTTCGGCGACGAGAAAGACGGTTAGGAGGTGACTACATGCCTACAAGGGAGGAAACGACCGCTGCGCAAGAGCCTATGGCCTTCTTCTCGCACGATTCCAACGCTTCGCAAGACGTGAAGTGCCAACGTCTCATTCATCGCTGGGGATATGACGGCTACGGGCGCTGGTGGCGGCTCTGCGAGTATCTGGCGGCTACCAAGGGGCACCGTATCGCTTTCGAGACGGAGGAAGACGCGCTTATTCTCGCGGGCGTTCTGGGCTTCGGACAGTCTGGCGCGTTCGATGAGTACATGGCGATTGAAGATTGCAAATCCTTTGTCGAAGAGCTGTTGGATATAGGGCTTCTCGAACGCGACGAAGACGGCTTCTTGACGAACTTTCGCATGCTCAAAAACGCGCTTTATTTCGGTCGCCAACGTGCCAACGGGCGCAAGGGCGGAAGACCGCGCAAGAACTCACAGAACAACAATTCAGCAGGTCAGGAGGTGTAAAAGCATGTTTGCCAAACCCAAGGCAAAACCAGTGGTTTTAGGTGTGCTAAACCCACTCGCAAATGGTCGCCTAACCATAAAACAAAACAAAACAAAACAAGACAAGGTGGGTTTTGGTTCCTTGAACCAAAACCAAAACCCACCGTACTTGCTTGTTAGTCAACCTTACAAGCAAGGTTCTTTCTCTTGCTTCTTCTCTTTGCGGTCTTGTTTTGTGCGGCTAATTCGAGCGCCAGCAAAACGGCTTTCCGCAGGTTTTCAACAGAGTTTTCAACAATGGCACGAAATGGGGGTGACTGCATGATTGCGCCAACAACACGAGACGGCGCGCGCGAGCTGTTCGCAAGCAAGCTTTCCTATGAGCAGATCACGACGAACGACATTCGAGCGCTCGAAGGATTCCTTGCAATCGAGTACGCGCATCATGAGCGCAACGGCGAGCACATGGAAATGCACCCGTGCTATCGCAAGAAGTACCAGCCGCAAATCAACCTTGCCGATGGCGGTAAAGGCATCAAAAGCGCGTTTTTGCGCGTTAGCAGCTTCTACTTCTCAGGCCGTGAAGCTATCTCGTTCAACGAAGACGGATTCATAGGCATTGCGGGCTGGGCTGATGACACGAACGTTCAGCCATTTCTCAGAGCGTTTCACAAGTGGGTTTGTGAGTGGATGATTGGAGTTACCTACCGATGATTGAGACGAAGCACGCGAAGAGCCTTGGCGAGCTTTCGCGCGGTGATGCCGTGGAGCATCCCGACCACTACGCGGGCGACGGCCAGATTGAGTGCATGGACGCTATGCGCTCGATGATGAGCGGCGACCAGTACGCCTTGCCCGCCCAATCGGCCTACTGGTGGGGCTGCGCATTCAAATACCTTTGGCGCTGGCGGCGCAAGAACGGCGTTCAGGACTTGCAGAAGTGCAAGCAGTGCATCGACTACCTGATTTCCGAGACGGAAGGCAAGAAGTGAAGCGCTACCAGATCGTACTTTGCGCCATTGCCACCGCCGCGACCGTAGCCGCGTTCTGGTGCGTCTGTTACTGGGCTTATCAAGCGCTTTTGGCAATCGCGCTGTTCCTAGTGTTTCTCGCGCTTATAGCGCTCACGTTTTAGGAGGTTTCACATGCTGAAAGAAGATAGAGAGATCGAGCAGGGCGCATACGGATGCGCCGCAATCGTCCTGTTTTCCATTCTGGCGCTCGTTGTGAGCATCGCGGTTGGCGTGTTCTTCGGCGCTGGTTTCGGGCTTATCGCCTTTGCCGTGTTCGTCGTGTTCGCGCTCACCTGCGTTATGCGCGCGTTCATGAAGGTTGGCAAGTAGCATGGGCGGCAAGTACGAGGTTCGCGGCGCGATGAGCGGACTTTGCCCGTTCTGGGACGGTCAATTTACCAACTCGCTTGCTCATGCTCTGCTGCTGCTCATCCGATTATCTCTGAAGTACCGAATCGTTGAGTTCAACATCAGGAAAGAGCCGTTGGATTGCGCGGACTGCCACGACGATAACTGCCCTTCGCGGATTCGTGAAAACTGCGAGTGGTCATGATGGGCGTTAAGGTCAAGCGCGGTGCAGATGGCGTTTTCGAGTGCCGGTTGTACCTTGGGCGCAGCATCGACGGCAAGGCGATTCGCCCTTACAAGCGGTTTCCGAATGCGGCAACCGAAGAGGAAGCGCAAGCCCTCGCTGAGACGTGGGCGGCTTACGTGACGGCTGACGGAACGGTTAGAAGCGCCCGCTTGACCGATTTGCTCGAAGACTACGTGCAACTGCGCGAGCGCAACGGAGCAAGCCCGAACAGCATTAAGAGCTATCGGCTGTTTTGCCGCTACGTCGCACGTTATCTGAAGACTGCAAACGCGCGCGATCTTGGCGTTATGGACTTCAACCGCTTTGAGCAACGCTTGCTCATGGCGAAGGACGAAGGCGGGCAAGGTCTTTGCCGCAACAGCGTTATCAACGTCCACAACTTCTTGCGCGGCGCTTATAACCACTTCGTAGACGCTGGCATTTGCGACGCCAACCCGCTGGTGTACGTCGCCAAACCATCGCCGGAACGGCACGAAGCTTCGGCGCTAACCGAATGGGACTTCGAGGGCTTCAACGGGAAGCTAGAGGGCGCGCTTAGCAAGGAGGTCGAGACGAGAGCCGATTACCGCGCCGCCGTCTACGCCTTCGCTTCGTGGCTGTCGCTCGTTACCGGCATGCGCGTTGGCGAGGTCTGCGCGGTGCAGCGCATCGACGTTAAGCGCGCCCTGTCTTACGTCCACGTCGGCGGCAATGTCATTGAGGGCAAAGGCAAGAAGCCTTATCGCCGCAACGTGACCAAAGGCCGCAAGTGCCGCAACATCGCGCTCACGCAAGACGATATCGCGGTCATTGATGCCTTCACGAAGCTTCAGGGCGACGTTCTGGGGCGCTTGGGCGCTGATTGCCCACTGGTGACGCTAGACGGCTCTTACATGCGCCCAACGACGATTTCACGGGCTTTCAGCCGCATACGCGACGCATGCGGACTGCCGCGAGAGATCACGTTTCACAGCCTGCGGCACACGCACGCTTCGTGGCTCATCGCCAACGGCTGCGACCTGAAGACGCTATCGGAGCGCATGGGGCACGCGGACGAAGCAACGACGCTTCGAATCTACGGCCACCTGATGCCCGGACGAGACGCGGCGGCGGCTCAGCTCTTCAGCGAAGCGAAGCGCCGCGCGGCGGGTTAGGAGGTGTGCCAAAGGTGAACCAAAACGCCGTTTTCGGGCATCGCGGCGACCGAGGACGAAACGCGAGATAAACCGCCGCTTTCGACACGGGTTAAGACCGCCCGTGCCAGATAAGAAGTAATTATCTGCAAACCGTTAGGAGAGGTGGTGTCGGTGGACGCTGAAACATTCTCGTTCGGCGCTGAAAAGTCGAAGCCGCTAGAGCATCTTCAGGCGGCGTTCGCCAAGACCGAGGAAGCGCTGAAGAAAACGTGGGAGCGCGAGAAACAGGAGGCTCGGACAGTCTACGAGATCACGATTCCGAGCCAGACGCTCACCATATCGGGCAAGGAGCACGTAGAGTACGTGCTGCGCTCGCTGAAGGGTCTGAGGGTTTCCGGCACCTATCGAATCACGAGGAAGTGAGTACGCATGAGAGTTATCGAGCTTAACGACGATGAATGGGCGAGCCTGAAACGCAGGCTCATGACGCAGAGCAACGAAGAGGCGCTGAGAGGCTACACGCCGCCCGTCAAGCTGACGCACGGCACCGAGTACGTCATCTACGAGAAGGAAGGTTTTGAAGATGATTCCGACACTGACAACTGAGCAACGCCGCGAAAACCTCGAAAAGGCGAAGGCAGCGCGCGCCCGCCGCGCAGCAGTGCTGAAGGGCGTAGCCGACGGCTCGTACACCGTGCCAGACGTTCTGCGCATGGCCGACGGTGACGAGACGCTTTCGCGCATGCGCGTGTTCACGCTCATCAAGGCGGCACCGGGCTACGGCTTCGCCCGCACGCAGCAGGCCATGAAGAAGCTGCATATCTCGGAATCGCGGCGCATAAAGGGGCTTGGGTCGAACCAGCGCGCCGCGCTATTGGAGCTGTTCGGGGGTTTGCGATGATCATGAAAATCTTTTACTCAGTAATTTCTATTGTGATTCTCATTTGCGCCGTGTTCGTTATTGAAGACAACGAGTTTCGCGTCTCGGTTATCTGCATGGGCATTCTTTTTCAAGTTATGGTTGAGTTGCGAGACATCCAAGACAAGCTGGATGGTGATTGCCGATGAGCCTGAACAAGATCGTGCTTTCTGGCAACCTCGGCGCGGATGCCGAACTGCGCTACACGAAGAGCGGAAACCCCGTCGTTTCCTTCTCGCTCGCGGTCAACGAGCGCACGCAACAGAGCGACGGCACATGGGGCGACTACACCAACTGGCCTGATTGCGTCATGTTCGGAAAACGCGCCGAGGCGCTTTCCCCGTGGCTTCGCAAAGGCACCAAGATTTCGCTTACTGGCCGCATCCACACGCGCAGCTACCAGAGGGACGGGCAGAACGTCAAGCGCTGGGAGGTGCGCGTTGAAGATGTCGAGCTGATGCAGCACAAGCGCGAGCAGCAAGCGCCGACGGAAACGCAGGCGCAGCCAACGGCTGAACCCAGCATTTACGACAGCGACATTCCGTTTTGAGAGAAAGCAGGTGGTAAGTATGGAGTGCTTAATCGACGGAAGGCGGACGGGCAAGACAACGTGGCTCATCAAGCGTTCGTTGGCGACCGGAGAGCCGATAGTGACCGTGAACGCCGAGATGGCAAACTTCATCAAGCATCAGGCTTCCAACATGGGCTTGAAGGTTCCGCAAGTCATGTCAGTCCACGATTTCCTCATGCAAGACAGACACAGGTTCGAAAAAGTTCTTTTCGATGAAATGGGCATGTTCGTCGAAGGAGAGATCGGAGCAGTGGTCGATGCTGCGACCGTGTGCGGTACAGCGGTCGGCAACAAGGAACTCGGGAAGGCGCGCTTGGGGTGTGGTAGCGAGTGAACGCCAAGGAGTATTTCGAGGGCATACGCGCCGAGGTGGTGAAGACGGACAAGGCGCGGGAAATGCTCGAACGCATGAAGGCGCGCGAGGGAGCGAAGGTGCAAAGCTATCAGGCTGGCAGCAGCGGCGGCGGCGCGTGCGACCCTATGGATTCGGTTTCGCGCCGCATCGACTTCGAGGGAAAGCTGCGCCAGCGAATCGAAGATGCCGAGCAAGCCATAGACGAGGCGTGTGAAATACTCTACGGCTCGGACGGGCGCGGCGGGCTTGCGAAGCTGAAGGGCAACCAGTACGCAGACGCTATCTGCATGGCGTACTGCCAAGCCGAGCCTTGGGGTGAGATAGCAGAGATTATGCAAAGTTCCGTCCGCTGGTGCCATACTCTCTGCGATGTGGGTTTTAAGTACATTGACAGCGTTGGATGGGCTAAATTGAAAAATGCCTGATAAATCGTTGTTCACATCAGTTCACCTATTCTGCTAAAATTCGATACGGTGAATTAGGTCAAGGCCACGGGCAATCGCGCTCGTGGCCTTTTTCATGCCGCGAAAACGCAGGGGGTGCGCGATGGCTAAGGACTTCTCGCGCGCCTTCTACTCGTCCTCCGACTGGGAGCGCGCGAGGGACGCGGCGCTCACCCGCGACGCGCACCTGTGTCAGCACTGCTTGGCGCAGGGAGAGATAACGCCTGCGGCCATGGTTCACCACATCACCGAGCTGACACCAGAGAACGTGAGCGACCCGGACGTTGCGACCAACCCTGACAACCTCGTGAGCCTGTGCGACCGATGCCACAAGAAGGTGCACGGATGGATAAGACAGGGAGCGACGAGGCAGGGCTTGGCATTTGACGGCGACGGGAATCTCATATCGCTCGCCGATTGATTCAAAAACACGACACAACCGAACACGACGGCTGAACACCGACGCAAAACCGCAGATGGAGCCGCGAGACAATCCCCCCACCCCTCGAAGGTGCGGCGGTGCCTAGGGCACCAACGCCGGGAGGTAATTTCTTGCGCGCGCCGTATTTTCGAAAGGGGGTGGTCTTGCGATGGCGGGTAAAGTAGGCGATAATTCGACGGTTTTGCCCAAAGCTGCGGGCAACAGCCCGCCGAAGCGCCCCGCTTCCAAGCAGAAACGCGTGGAAAGCGAGCTGAAGAAGCTGCGCGAGATCACCAAGGGAGCCATCCCCGACGAGAAGCGAAAAACCGTCATGCCGCTGCTTGCGAACCTCGCTTTTCTGAAGGTCAAGCTTGACGATGCCCGCGCCGATCTGCTCTACGAAGATATCTTCACCGAGTACGACAACGGCGGCGGGCAAACCGGACTGCGCGAGCACCCCGGATTCAGTGCATACAACAAGCTGTTCACCACGTTCTCACGCGGCGTGAAGCAGCTAACCGACATGATGCCGAACAGCACCGCCGCAGCCGACGCGCTCATAGACTTCATCAATGAAACGCGGTTCGGTTAGAGCGACCGGCAAGTATGGTTCGTGCGAGCGCGCCATACGTGACTACTTCGGCGGCATCCTGCGCGGCGATATAACCGCATGCGGCAAGATGAAGCAGGTTGCCGCTATCGTGCTTCAGGGCATGGACAACACCGACCCGCTCTATCCGTACCACTACCGCGAGGAATACGCGCAGAAGCATGTTCGCTTCATCGAAAGCTTCTGCCGCCTACCGTCCGGGCGCTTGGGGCACGATTTCAAGCTAGAGCTTTTCCAACGCGCCATTCTATCGGTCGTCTTCGGATTCGTTGACGCTGAGGGCGTGCGGCAGTACCGCGAAGTGCTCTGGATTATGGGACGCAAGAACGGAAAGACCGCGCTTGCGTCTGCGATAGAGCTTGACTTGCTCGTTAACGACGATGAAGGCGCGCCGGAGGTCTACAACGTGGCCACCGCGCGCGATCAGGCGGCTAAAGGCTTCAACAACGCATGGCGCATGGTGCAGACCAGCCCTGCGCTCGCTAAGCACATCCGCAAGAGGGTTGCAGACTTGTACTGCGATCTGAACATGGGCAGCATCCGCGCTCTGAGCGCAAACACGAACCATCTTGACGGCTTGGACATTTCCGGCGCAATCGTGGACGAGCTGGCCGCGATGAAGAACCGCGACCTTTACGACCTGACGATGCAGGGAACGTCTGCGCGCCGCCAGCCGCTCGTGTTGGAGATCACGACTAACGGTTTCGTGCGAAACAGCATCTTCGATGCGCAATACGAGTACGCGACCAAATGGCTTGACGGCAAGGCGACCGGCGAGAAGGCAGAGCGCTTCATCGCGTTCATCTTCGAGCTTGACGAGCGCGAGGAATGGCAGGACGAAGGCGCTTGGGTTAAGGCTAACCCCGGCCTTGGCACCATCAAATCGCTGTCGGCGCTTCGCCAGAACGTTTCTAAGGCGAAGGACGATGCGACATACCTTCCCACCCTGCTAGTTAAGGACTTCAACCTCATTGAAAACCAGTCTCAGGCTTGGCTTACGTGGTCTGAGATTCACAACGAAGCCACTTTCGACCCCGGCGACGGAACGTTTACGTATGCCGTGCTCGGCGTTGACGCTGCGGACACGACCGACCTTACCGCCGCTTGCCTTCTCATGCAGCGGCCTAACGATCCGAACTTCTACGCGCTGCACATGGCTTGGATTCCGCTTCGAGCGTTGGAGCAGGCGGAGAAGGAGGGGCGGCGCGGAGGGCGCGACGGCGTGCCCTACGACGCGTGGATTGCTCGCGGTCTTATGCGCACATGTGAAACGCCCATCATGGACAAGCGCGACGTTCTGGATTGGGTGGCTGAGGTTCAGGACAAGTACGGCATCTATGCCGTTTCTTGCGGCTACGACCCGTGGCACATGCGAGACGTGCCGACCGTGGAAGCATACGAAGACTATTTCGGCGCTGACAACCTGCAAAAGGTCATTCAGGGCGCACAAACGCTGTCAATGCCGATGAAGGAGCTTCGAGCGCTCTACAAGGAAGGGCGCATCGTTGACAACGCCAACCCGATTGCCGAATGGTGCCGTTCGAACGTCGCCATTCGAACCGACGTGAACGGAAACATTCAGCCCGACAAGAAGAACCAAGACCCGCGCAACCGCATAGACGCGTGGGCGGCTGAGTGCGACGCGTTCATTGCGATGAAGAACATTGCGGACGATTACCGCGCGATGATAGGAGGTTAGAGTTGAGCAGATCACAACCGTTCGTGCGCTCGCTCTTCGATGCGGTGTTCCACCGTCCGCAGATGCAGGCTGTCAACGGCTATTTCTCCACGTTCACGGCCTATGCGCCGTCGTTCACGACATGGCAGGGCGGTCTTTACGAAGCCGAGCTTACGCGCAGCATCATCGAGAGCGGCGCAGACCACGCAAGCAAGCTGAAGCCCGAAGTATCGGGCACGGCTCAGCCGACGGCTGCGCGAGCGCTGCGACAGCAGCCTAACCCTTGGATGACAACGCCGCAGTTCATCAAGCGCGTTTGGACGATTCTTCAGGTGAACGACACGGCGCTCATCATCCCGATAGACGCGGGAGACGGCACCACTATAACGGGCTATTACCCCGTTCTTCCGAGCCAGTGCGAAGCATACGACGTTGACGGCGATCTTTGGCTGAAGCTCACGTTTCCGACCGGCGACAGCGTGCTTGTAGAGTGGTCGCGCGTGGGCGTTATGACGCGCCACCAGTACCAAAGCGATTTGTTCGGCGACGGCACGAACGTTCTTCAGCCGACGTTGGAGCTGATGCACGCACAGAACGAAGCCGAGCAGTCGGCTATCAATCAGGGCGCGGCGGTGCGGTTCATCGGCAAGCTCAGCCAGAACCGCAACGAGGGCGACCAAGAGAAGGCGCGCAAGGCGTTCAACGCTCAGCTTTCCGCAGACAACGCGGGCGGCATCGCCGTATATGACAAGCTGTTTTCAGACGTGAAGCAGATAACGCCGAACAGTTACACGGTCGATGCGGCGCAGATGGAGCGAATCGAGAAGAGCGCTTACCGCTTCTTCGGCTCCAATGAGGATATCGTCACGAACCGCGCGGACGAAGACACCTTCAACAGCTACTACGAAGGACGCATCGAGCCGTTCGCTGTTCAGCTCGGCTTCGTTATCACCTCCATGACGTACACGGCGAACGAGATAGCGCACGGAAACTCAATCATGTTCAGCGCGAACCGACTAGAGTTCGCCAGCAACACGACGAAGCTTAACGTCTCGGTCGCGCTCTTCGACCGTGGCATCTGGAACGGCAATCAGGTTGCCGATGTTTTCCAATCGCCGCACTACGACGGCGGCGAGCGCCACGTCATACGCGGCGAGTACATCGACCTTGCGCTCATCAGCGAGCACACGGCGGAACAGGCGGCGCAAGCCGCGCAGACGAACGCGAACATAGCCGCTATCGACGCGAGCAGCGGCGTTGGAACCAGCAAGGAGGTAGACGATGCCAGCGAAACCGAGTGAGCGGCAATACCGTTCCCTTGCCGTGCCGCTCAACGTGCGGACGGCTGACGGAAGCGCGAACAAGCGCTTTGACACTGATTACTACGTCGAGGGCTACGCATCGACATTCAACGACCCATACGTGCTTTTCACCGACTGGGACGGCAACGAGTATCGCGAGATCATCGACCCGGGCGCTTTCGACGGCGCGGACATGAGCGACGTTATCCTTCAGTTCGACCATGCGGGCAGAGTGTACGCCCGCATGAGCAACGGGACGCTCATTGTGGAGCCGGACGAGCACGGGCTTTTCATCGCCGCCGACCTGTCGCGCTCTCAGGGCGCGCGCGATCTCTTCGAAGAGATAAAGGCCGGTCTTATCACGCGCATGTCATGGGCTTTCACGGTAGCGGCAGACGAATACGACCGCGAGACGCATACTACGACCATTACGCGCGTCAAAAAGGTTTTCGACGTGTCCGCCGTCAGCCTTCCGGCTGACCCGAACACCGAGATATCAGCAAGAAACCTGCTCAACGGAGCGATTGAGCAGTCGCGCAAGGAGCTTGCGCGCCGTAAGAGTGCCCTTGCCGTTGCGAGGGCGACACTGGCAATCGCCAAGAGCAGAAAGGTTTAGAACGATGGACGAGATGACTATGGATGACCTGCTTAACGAGCTTCAGGGTCTTGTCGATAAGTACAAGGCCGATGACGGCACCGACACCGAGCCGACCGAGCAGGACGCAGAGCGCATGAGCGCGCTTACCGCCGAGATCGAGAAGCGCAACGCCGCCGCCGCTCAGCGCCGCGACAGCCACACCGCGACCGTTGCAGCTGCGCGCGCCGCTATCGAGAACGGCACCGCCCGCCGTGTCGATTCCGTGCCGCTGGGGACTTCCGCGAGCGCTCGCGGTGCCCTTCCGCAGGTGCGCGACACCACCGACTACAACGCCGCCGCCCGCCGCGCGTGGGTGAAGGACATTGCCAGCCGTTCCGGCGTGCAGCTCATCGGTGGCACCGAGCTTACGCAGGTTGAGCGCGACGCGTACAACCACCTTATCGAGCAGCGCACGGCGTTTACGCATCTGACCAGCAACACCGATGCGGTTATCCCCGTCGAGCTTCAGACGCAGATTTTCACGCTGATTGACAACACGGCTGTTCTCTACGGCGACATCCACAAGGACAACTTCCCGCATCAGTTCGAGCTTATCCGCCATAAGAGCATCAAGGCTGGCGACGCGGCGAAGACCGATGAGGGCGCAGCGCCCACCGATGAGGAGCAGAACGAGTTCGACACCATCACCCTTACGGGCGAGGAGATCAAGAAGACCGTCAAGATGAGCCGCAAGATGGCGGTTCAGTCTATCAACGGCTTTGAGCAGTACATCGTCAACGAGACTGGCGCGCGCCTTGCCGTCGCCGCCAACGCGCGTGTCCACGCCAAGACTGTTGACGGCACGCTCGGCATGGATTCCGGCAACAAGATTAACTGCGCCACCGCTGGCACGCTTGCCAAGGCGGATATCACCAAGCTTCTTGGCCTGCTCTACACCTACGGCAACCCCGCGCCGAAGGGCTGCATTATCTACGCCAACGGCAACACTATTTGGAACCACATTGCTATGGTCGAGGATGCCAACGGGCGCTCTTACTTCGTGGACGAGAAGACCGAAGACCCCGCCGTTGAGGGTCATATCTTCGGCAAGCTCGTTAAGCGCGACGATTCGATGGCGGACGGTATCATCAAGGCGGGCTATCCCGACCTGTTCCGTGGAAACATCTTCGACGGAGTGGACATTACGCCCTACGTCGAGCCGGGTACGCAGAAGCGCTGCTTTGACGGATACCTGCTCTTCGACGGCGGGCTTGTCGTGCCTAAGTCTTTCGGCCAGCTCACCATCGGCACCGCCGCAAAGTAACGAGGTGGTGACAGATGGCAGAGAAGCCGAAGCTGCTTGACGCGTGCCGCGAAGCGCTGAGGATTCCCGCCGACTGCACCGACTTTGACGCTGAGATCGAAGACCTCATCGAAGCCGCCCGCGCCGCGATGCGCGCGGGCGGCGTTGCCGATACCGTAGCCGCCGACGATTCGAACAGCACGGTTCGGCTCGCGGTGAAGGTCTACTGCAAGGCGACCTTCGGCATGGACAACCCCGATGCCGACCGCCTTACTCAGAGCTTCGACGATTTGCTAACCATGATGCGCGGCAGCTCGGAGTTCGGGGGCGTGAAATGAGCATGTGGGCTGGCACGTGCCAGCTCATCGCTAAGACCGTCAAGAAGGACGAATACGGCGTGCAGCAGACGGAGGAAACAAAGCGCAAGGTGTTCTGCAACGTCTTCTCTATGGGCGACGCGGCCTATTACGCCGCCGCTGCCGCTGGCGTACACCCCGAAGCCGTATTGCAGATTCGCAAGAGCGCATACGAAGGTGAGCGGCTAGTCGAGTTCGACGGCGCGCGGCTCACGGTCGCGCGCGTTGACAGGTCAAGCCCCGACTTCGTGCGCCTGACGCTCGCTGAGGTGGTGGGCGACCGTGGCTGAGCAGAGCATCGAGCGGTTCATAAGCAGCTGCATGAAAGAGTGCGTGGAAGACAACGTTTCCGCGCTCGCTGAGAACGCGGGCGAAGCAGGAAGGCGCGCCGTAAAGCTGTTGAAGCAAGAAAGCAAGGTGCGCACCGGTGCTTACAAGAAGGGCTGGAAGGCCGACGTTAAGACCGATGAGACGGGCACCGAATGCACCGTGCACAACCGGCGATACCAGCTAACGCACCTGTTGGAGAACGGCCACCAGATCACGAACCAGACTGGCGAGGATTACGGCACCGTTCCCGGCGACGGCGTTATCAGGAAGGTTGCAGACCAAGTGGCGCGAGAGTTCGCGGAGATGGGGGGCGACGGACGATGATTGAGCTAAAGGCGCTCTGCGGCGTTCTCGATTCGCTCGGCATCCCGTGGGCTAACCAGCGCTTCGCTGACGGTGAGGAACCGGCACCGCCCTTCATCTGCCTTGTCGCGGGCTACAACGAAGCGGCCTACGCGGACAACGGCACCTACCTTTCGTGGATGCCCTACGATATCGCGCTCTACACGCGGCACCGCGACTACGCGACCGAGAAACGCATACGCGATGCGCTCGAAGCCGCAGAGTGCCCGTTCATGCTGAGCATCACGAACATTGATTCAGAAGAGCTTACCGAAGCGGCGTTCACCGTGAACGTCGCCGAGAGTTAGGAGAGACCAAATGGCACGAAACGGATTCTTCGGCGTGAAGAACTCGCATTTCGCGATCTGCACCGACGAAGACGCGCTTACCTACGAAGACCCCGTGCACGTCGCGGGCACCGTCGCTATCAGCATGGAGCCGACCGTTGAGACGGCTTCTAGCTACGCCGACAACGAGGTTTGGCTTGACAAGCAGCAGGACAACGGCGGAAGCGGCACCATGAGCTTCTACGACACCGAGGGGACGGCTGATCTTCGCCAGCTCATCGCAGACCTCGTGGGCTACGAGATCGCGCAGGACGGGCGAACCATCCTGAGCGCAGACCGAACGCCTAAAAAGTTCGCCTTCATGTGCGAGCAGCCGGGGCACGTGCTCGGTCGCCGCCGCTGCCTTCTCATGTGCCAGCTCTCGAAGCCGACGCAGGAGCTTAACACCATTCAGGATACGCCGGAGATTACGCAGCTCGATTACCCGTTCACGTGGCGACCCGTCACCATCCCGAGCACCGACATTCGCACGAGCGGCTATGACAGCTTCACCGGCCTTGCCGATTACGACACCTTCTTTGATGCGGTCGATATCGAGCTTGCGCACAAGACCCCGTCCGAGTAGGAGGTTGCGAATGGTTATCAAGGTTGGCGAAAATGAGTTCGAAGCGACCTTCAACGCGTTCACGCCGATTGCCTATTCTCGATGCTTCAATGAGGTTGTCGATGGAGGGAGGAAGCGACCGAAGGACATTGCGGACGCGGTTTCCAAGATCGCCGGTTCTCTCATGACTAGCGACGTGCCCGCTATCGTCCCGCTTCTCGAAATCTTCTACGCGTGCATCAAGACCGCAACGCCGAAGTTCGATACCGGATTCGATGAGTGGGTTTCTTCCTTCCCATCGGACGCGTACAACTTGGAGCGCAGGGACGGTTGGGCTTCCGACGTGATGCGCATTGTCGAGGACAACTTTTTTCCAAGCGCCGCGAAAGATGCAGTGGAAGCCGAGGGAGCCGAAAAGGCCAGCCCCGCCGCTTCCAAGTAACCTGCAAGACGCGTGCGACGCGCGATACATCTACAACTGCCAGCAATGCGGCCTGACGCTATCAGACCTTCAGATGATGAGCTACCGGCAGGTTCAAGACCTGTTGGAGATCAACGCTTTCTACGCCGACGCTGCGGCGCACTACGACGAGGACGAGAAGGCGCGCAAGGCCGAAGCCGCGTTCTGGTCATGACGTGACATGAAGTGAGTTCTTGACGGCAGCGCACCCGCGAGGGCGCGTTGCTTCAAGCACTCATGGGACTTTGACAACCGAAGAGGGGTGATTACGTGGCGGTCACTTACAAGGGGCTTGTTATCAAGTTCGGCGGCGATACTACCGAGCTGCAAAGCGCCCTGAAGAAGGTTCAGCAGGCATCGCGCGACACCCAAAGCGACTTGCGCGATATCAACAAGGCGCTTAAGTTCGACCCCGGCAACACCGAGCTGCTAGAGCAGAAGGTAAAGGCTCTCAACTCGGCATACGGCGAGACGAAGCAGAAGCTTGACGCTTACAAGCAAGCACTCGCGCAGCTAGAGAGCAAGAAACAGAGCGGCGCGCAGCTCACCGCTCAGGAAGAACGGCAGTACGACAGCCTGAAGCGCGCGATCATGCAGTGCGAGCGCCAGCTTGACAGCTACGGCAGCGAGCTTGCGGACACGACGAGACAGGCCGAAGGCTCGAAGACAGCGCTTGGCAAGCTCGGTCAGACCATCGAGGACAACGCCGACGCTATTTCAAATGCAGGGTCTAAGGTTTCGAGCGCAGGAACCGCTTTGTCTGGCGGCATCATCGGTGCTGCTGGCGCGCTTACCGGCCTTGCATCGAGCCAAGAGGAAGCCATACAGCGCAGCGGTCAGCTCGAAGTTGCGTTCACTCAGGCGGGAAGCACCGCCGAGACGGCGCAAAGCGTCTATTCGAGCTTCTACCGCATCCTTGGCGAGGAAGACACCGCGACAGAAGCGGCGCAGAACTTGGCGCGCCTAACCACCAACGAGCAAGAGCTTCAACAGTGGACAGACATTGCCGCTGGCGCGTTCGCGGTGTTCGGCGACGCTCTACCTATCACCAACCTTGCCGAGGGCGCCCAAGAGGCCGCTTCCACCGGGCAGGCCGTTTCCGGTCTATCCGATGCCCTCAATTGGTCGAAGATTTCCGCCGACCAGTGGAGCGCCGCGCTTTCTGGAAACTCGGCGGCTCAGGCCGCGTTCAATCAGGCGATAGCCGAGGGGCAGACGAAAGAAGACGCGTTCAACGCCGCCCTCGCGTCGTGCAGCGACCAGCAAGAGCGGTCTACGCTCATCACCGAAACGCTCAACGGGCTTCTCGGCGAAGCGGGGCAGCAGTACCAAGAGACGAACAAAGACCTTCTCGCTTCGCGCGATGCGCAGAACGAGATGAACCAGAGCATGCAGGAACTCGGCGAAGCGGCAATGCCAGTCAAGACCGCCGTAACCGAGATCGGGACGAGCCTTCTTAACACGCTCGCGCCCGCGCTCGAAACCGTCACGGGCTGGTACAAGAGCCTGTCGCCAGAGCAGCAGACGCTTGTTAACAACCTCGCGCTCGGCGCGGTCGCCTTCGGCGGCGTGACTACCGCCATTGGTAAGACGATGGAAGCGGCGGAGGGCGTGGGAAGCGCCTTCAAGACCGCTGGCGAGCTTTGGGGCGGCGCTAAGAAGCTCATGGGAGATACGGGCTTTCTGAGCAAGATAGGTACCGGGTTCTCAAACATCGTCAGCAAGGCGGGCGGTCTGGGAACCATGCTCACCGGCACGCTTTCTAGCGGCTGGACGGGCTTCACCGGGCTTATCGCCGCCCATCCTATCGGTCTTGGCGTTGCCGCCGTTTCCGCCGCCGTCGCTGGCCTTACGTGGTTCTTCACGCAGACCGAGACGGGGAAGCAGATGTGGGCTGACTTCACCGGTTGGATTTCGGAGAAGTGGCAAGCCGTGCAGGATTTCTTCGCTGGCGTGCCTGAGTTCTGGGGCGGAATCTGGGAACAGGTCAGCACCGGAGTTTCGGACTTCTGCACCGGCGTTGGCGAGAAGTGGGAGCAGTTGAAGCAAGGAGCTTCCGACACTTGGGAGAACCTGAAGCAGGGCGCTTCCGATGCGTGGTCGAACATCAAGAACACCGCGCTTGAGTTCGGCGGCGGTCTTGTTGAGGGAGTCTCTAACTGGTGGAACAACCTAACCGGCAACACCGATTCGGCATTCGGGCAAATCGCTTCCACGGTTCAGAACGACATGAACACGGCTCAGACCGTCGGAAGCTCGGCGGCTGGCGCTCTGCAAGCCGCGATGAACGGAGATTGGGAGACGGCTAAGAGCCAAGCGGCAAACGCATTCAACGCGATCAAGGACAACATAAGCACGAAGCTTGACGCTGCCGAGAGCACGGCGGTTAGCACCGCAGACCGCATCGGCGACAAGCTGGGATTCCCCGGCCTTGGCTCGAAGGTGCAAGGCGTTTTCGACGGCATCAGGGGCTTCATCGAGAACCCGATTGAAAGCGCGTGGAACGCGATTTCTGGCATCCCGCAGAAGATCATGAACGCCTTCAGCGGAATCAGAATCAGCATACCGAAGGTGAAGTTGCCCCATTTCTCCGTCAGCTGGTGGGATTTGGGCCCTGTTCGCCTTCCTAGCGTAAGCGTTAGTTGGTACGCGCGCGGTGGCTACTTCGATGAGCCTTCAATCGTCGGCGTTGGCGAAGCAGGCGGCGAGTTCATCGCGCCTGAGAAGCAGTTGCAAGGCTTCATCGAGACTTCGGTAAACCGCGCCTTCTCGCGGTTCGCCGACACGCCGAGCCAGCCCGTGAGCGTCGCCGTGACGGTTTACGCCACGGTCGCTGACGGCGTGGACGCATACGAGACAGGCCAGCAGATAGGCGCTGGCATCGCAAGCAAGCTGAAGCAAAGGGGGGTGCCAGTTGCAACTTAGACGTACTAGGAACCAGCACGACCGAATCATCTTCAACGGCACCGACCTATCGAAGCTGGTTTACTGCAAGGTGCGCCGCCCCATCATGGCGAACGTCAACGCGACGTTCGAGAGCGTGCCGGGGCGGCATGGCGAGGTCTTCAAGAGCGCCTATCGCGGCGGATACGACCTCCCGGTTGAGATTTGGCTTAGGACTGAAGACCGCCGCGAGGTCGCGGAGATGCGGCACAAGCTCGCGGCGGCTCTCTGGACTGACGAACCAGCGCCGCTCTACCTTCCCGATGACCCGACGCGCTACCTGCTCGCAATCGTGAGCGGCAGCACCGACCTAGACGAGATCACGGACGATTGCCCTACGACTACCGTTACGTTCCATATCGGCGACCCCGACTTTTACGGCCAGAAGCGCCGCATGGAGGTTTCGTCGGGCAACGTCTACGTCAACGCTGGCGGCAACCGACCCGCATACCTGAAGGTAACTGCGAAGCCCTCCGCTGGCAGCGCGTGGCGGATTACGAACGTCGATACCGGCGAGTTCGTTGCTATAAACACCGCGCTTACGTCTTCGAGCACCATTCGTATTGATATGGCAACGGAGCACGCGACGGTCAACAACCAGACCGCACCGGTTTCCATTGATTCGGATTTCTTCGAAATAGACGGGCGCTGCCACCTGAACATCACCAACGGCACCGCGATTCTTGAGTGGGTGGAACGATGGCTCTAATTCGACGTATTGGCTTCACCCGCTTCAACCGCTGGGGCGACAATCTGGGGCGGCTCACGGTGAGCGCCGCGACGCACACCGACGCGCTGGACGGAACCGACGAGCTGAACATTACGTGCGCCGAAGACCTCGTGAAGGGCGACCGCATAGTTTGGATTGACCTTCAGGGAACGTGTCACGAACACATCGTTGACACCATCGACCGGGTACACGACGATGACGGCGCGCCTGAGACGCAAGCCGTTTGCATCAACTCGATTAACGAGACGTGGGATGACTGGCTTGACGATAAGCGGCCTTCCGGCAGCGTTGCGGTAGCCCTCGCGTCAATCCTCGCAGACACGCGCTGGGAGGTTGGCACGTGCGATCAGGGCGGCAGCGCTTTGCGCACCTTCTACCATGAGAGCGTGCGCGAGGGCTTGGCCGGAATCATCGAGACGTGGGGCGGCGAGCTTGAAACGCTCATCGTCCACGACGGCGCGAGCATCGTTAGCCGCCGCGTTGGCGTGCGCGCGAAGCGCGGCAACCAGAGCAGCGCTAAGCGGTTCACGTGGACTAAAGACCTCGTTTCCGTCAAGCGCTCCGTTGCGAGCGACAACCCGAAAACTCGCGTCTACGGATACGGCAAGGGCGTTGAGACTGAGGGCGGCGGCTACGGTCGCCGCCTTACCTTCGGCGATATCAACGACGGAAAAGACTACGTGGAGGATGCCGAAGCTACCGCCGTTTGGGGGCACCCTGACGGTGACGGCGGCATTCTTCCCGCCGTCGCGTCATACGTCAACGAGCAATGCGAGGACGCGGCGCAGCTCTTGCAGGAAACGCTAGACTACCTAGAGCAGGTGAAGGAGCCGAAAGTAACCTACACCGCTTCCGTCATCGACCTATACGCGTTCGGTCGCTCGTGGGAGGGCGTGGGCGTTGGCGATGACGTTGCGATCATCGACAAGGGCTTTTCCGCCGAGGGCGTGCGCCTTCATGGCCGCGTGTCTCAGATTGAGCGCGACTTGCTCACCGGCGACGCGACCGTGACGTTCGGGACGCTTACGGATACGATGGCCGACATGTGGCAGAGCGTGAGCAGCGCGCTGAAGAGCAACAGCCAGCAAAACGCAGTCTACGACGCTGCGGCCGGCACGTCTGTATCGTGGCTTCAGCAGCTCCAATCAGCGCTCAACGTGCAGTTCAACGCCGTCGGCACCTACAAGGTTGAGACGTTCGAACTCGGCACTATCTACAGCAACGTACCCATCGACAACGTTACCGGCCTTCCGCTGAGAACCACGTCCGGCATGTGGGCGGTGAACCTTAACGGCATGGGTCTTCGCCTTGCTTCGGGGCTTGCGTCAGACGGGCAATGGGAATGGAAGACGTTCCTCACCGGCGGAATGGTGACGGCAGACCTCATCAACGTCGGAACCATGAGGGCTGAGCGCGTGCGCGCCGGTCTTCTGACGGACGAGGTGGGAAAGAACTACTGGGACTTGACCACCGGCGAGTTCGCACTTTCGGCGAGCGCCGGGGTTGGCGACGGCTCGGCTGGTGATCTTATCGTCGGAACCGATGTAGAGTTCGGATTGTCTAACAGTACATCTTCGAAGCCAACAACTTGGTCAACGAGCGCGACTTGGCAGAAGGGAAAATACCTCTGGCAGAGAACCAAAATGACGCTCGCCGACGGCTCAACGGAGTACACGGAAGCTCGGTTGATCGCCAGTGCAGACGGCATCGGCGTTTCCGAGGTAGTGGAGCAATACTACCTGAGCACAAGCAGCACCACGCAGACGGGCGGCTCTTGGTCAACCACGCAGCAGACGTGGGTGGCGGGGCGCTACTACTGGACGCGCATCCGCTTTACGTGGTCTGACGGTTCGGTGACCTACACCGACCCGGTTCTCGCCCGCGCCCTCACGAGCGGCAACCAGAGCACGAACGATCTTGACAACTCGCTCACGCAGCTCGATGTGTTCAATCGACTGACGAATAACGGGCAGACGCAGGGTGTTTACCTCAGCAACGGGAAGCTCTATATCAACGGCGATTACATCAAGGCTGGAACCATCAACGGCGACTACATCAAGGGCGGTACGATAGATGGAGCCGTCTACAGATACGGCAGCGAAACCGTATACACCAAGGCGACTAACGGCTATTTCTTCACTACCAACGGCGATGACGCGATCAGGATTGATAGCAACGGAATTACTGTTGGGCCTAAATCCGACAACAGTGATTACGTCGAATATCAAGGAGACCTTTACAGCTACACGCATCTTGGACAAAGCGGGCTGCACGTTGCGTGCAAGGAGAACCAGTATATTCCGAGCATCACATATAACGGATACGTTGACATCGGGCTATCTAATATCACCGGCATGGGCGCATGTTCTCCACTTTTCTATAGCAACCAAGAGACGGGTGAGGAAGGATTTGCGGTTGTCAGCGAAAATGCAAATAACTTCCGATTCGTCTGGAATGTCACAAGCAGCTCGTATCTTGAGATTCAGACAGTATTCGGAGCTTACGGCATAACTGCATGGGCTTCCGATATGCGCGACAAGGAGGGCATAGCGGATTCGCTCGTCTCCGCTATCGACGTTATCAGGGCTATCAGGCACAGAACGTTCAGATGGAAGGACATAACCGACGGTCTCGGCAACAAGCACGAAGGGGCTTGGGTCGGGTGCGGGTACGTCGCGCAGGAGATGCGCGAGATCAACGATTCGTTCGCGTTCACCGTCGCTGAGGGGACGGATGGCGAGCGAATGCAGATCAGTGAGCAGAACATCATTCCATACATCACGAAGGCAATTCAGGAGCTTGACACGCGCTTGACGGCAATAGAAGAGAAACTTGGAGGTGGTGAGCAGTGAGCAATACACGGACGCTCGAACTCGATATCTCGAAAGAGGGCGCGGGCGCATACGTGAAGGTTGGTCAGGGCGACGATGGCGGAACCACCATCAAGGCGCTTATCTACGACAACGGAGCCGAGTTCTCGCTTTCCGGCGCGACGGTGTGGCTCGTGGTGCTTCTACCGAACAAGAGAAACTACTATCGCGGCCAGTGCACCGTGAGCGGAAACGCCGCAACGATCACGGTAGACGAATCGAAGCTTTGCAGCGTTCCCGGCTACACCGATGAAGCCTATTTCACGATCACGAAGAGCGGAGCGACATACTCAACGGAGCGCTTCGCTATCGAAATCCTGCGGAGCGCTCTTGACGGCCAGCAGCCAGCGCAGAACTGGGACGATGCCGTTCAAGACCTCATCGACCGTGGGGAGACGGCGGTAAAGAACGCCAACAGCGCAGCGAGCGCGGCGAACACCGCCGCTGGCAAGGCAAACACGGCTGCGAACACAGCGAACATCGCCGCGAAGGCTGCGAACAACGCGGCAGATGCCGCAAACACCGCCGCATCCGCCGCCAACACGGCGAAGCAGAACGCCGACGCTGCGACCACGGCTGCGAACAATGCGGCATCAGCCGCCAACACCGCCAAGCAGAACGCCGACGCGGCAACATCAAACGCCAACGCCGCCGCGAACGCGGCGAACACAGCCGCTTCAAGCGCCAACGCTGCCGCTGCTACGGCAAATGGCGCGGCAGAGGATGCAACGGTGGCGGCTCAGAACGCGCTCAACATCGTAAACTCTATCGCTTCTATCGAACCGCCCTCAGATGACGAGGTGCAAGAGCTGCGCGAAGAGAACGCGACGCTCGCGACGGCGCTTGTTGAGCTTCAGGATGGCTACATCGTCCTTGGCGAAATCGCATACATGCCAACGAACAGGCGAAGCGCGCTGTCTGGCGAAACGCTCACCGTCGCCCAGGCGACCATGAGCGGCGAGACGGCGACGCTTAACTAAGAAGGGAGACTATCAATGGCTGATTTGTCGCAGTTTTCAATCAACGGCACCGCCTACAACGTAAAGGACACGTCGGCGCGGAACACCGCGAACGCGGTAACGACCGCCGAGGAATACGACCGCCAGCACGCTATCAACTCCTACGGCGGGCGCTCGCTCGCTTCGGTCTTCGCTAACGAGATCGGAAGCACCGACATATACACGTGGCTGCGCAACCGCGCCCGAAACGCGAACTTCGCGGGGCTGCGCATCGGCGATTACATCGACGTTCCGGTTTCCGAGGGCGACAACGTGCCCTCGCAGACGGTGCGCTACCGCATCGGCGCTATCGACCAGTATTACAACTGCGGCGACACCGAGAAGGGGCACCATATCGTCATGGTGCCACTCGCTCCCGTCGCAGTTAAGGGCGACAAGGCATCCAACACGAGCTACCTTCAGTGGCGCGAGACGAACGACAATAACGGTACCGCCGAAGAGAAGCACCCTTACTTGTGCTCGAAGCTCCACGACTGGGAGATCAACGATTTCTTGCCCGCGCTGCCGTCAACGCTTCAGAGCGCCATTCTCTCGCAGCGCGTGCTTCTCGAAGAGCGCTATTCGTCTTCGGGAAATCTCACAGAAGCGAGCGGTTGGAGCTGGGCAGACTTGGGCAAGATTTGGTCGCCCTCAGAGATGGAGGTTTACGGGTGCCCGGTCTGGGGAAGCAAGGGCTACTCTGTAGGCTTCGATAGCCAGTTCCCCATCTTCACCGATACCGCAAGCCGCATCGCGGGCGCTCGCGTCGATTGGTGGCTGCGCTCCGTCATGGGCGGGTCTTCGTCCAACGCGTGCCCTGTCAGCAGCCACGGCAATGCCAGCAACGATGCCCCGACGCAC